CGCCGAGCGGCAGGCCGAGCGCGGCGCGGCGCTGCTCTTGCGTTTCGCCGATGGCTCGGCGATGGCGATGTTCGCGCCGGCGCTCTCCAGCGACAGCGAATGGCACGTCATCGAGAGCGGTGACCCACGCATGAGGAAGGTCGAAACCCTGACCGGCAGCCGGCTCTTGGACCACCTGAAAGCGGCGGAATCCGGTTGAGCGAGGGCAGGGCTTTGCACCGCTGTTCCACCGGGCTGCGGTAAAATGGTCTAACCTGCTGATACGGAAGGCGAAAATTAGATGGAGCACTACTTTCGGGAGGCAGGGGCCGGAGGTTCAAATCCTCTCACTCCGACCAACAAAACCAAAGACTTAGAGCCAAACGCCGGAACCCTTGGGAGCCCTAAAAGGCCCCAAAACGCCCCCAAAACCCCCACCTCATTACACCGCTGTTACACCGCTCCTCGAGGCCGGGCGGCGTTGCCGTGACCGTCGCGATCCCCACCGTCCTCGTCGGCACACGCTTTAAGGGGGCCGCCGCGAAGTCTGCGGTTGCCCTGATGCGAGCTGGCGATCCCGTCGAATTGGTGCGCGAGGCCGACAATGCCTTCGACCCGCTGGCCGTGGCCTGCCACTACCGCGGGCTTCACGTCGGCTACATCCCGCGGCAGGCGAACCAAGCGATTGCCGCCCGGCTCGACGCGGGCCTCGAGCTGACCTGCACGGTCCGCGAGCCACCCGTCGTGCACGGCCCGATCATCCGCACCGAACCTAAGCTGACGGTGTCGTGGTGAGCCCGCTGCACTTCGACCGACTGCGCCTGTCGATCACGCCGCCGCCCCCGTCGCGGGGCCGCAAGGCGCTCATCGTGGCTTTGCTGGCCGCGATGGTAATCGCGGCTTGCGTCTTGGACTATTGGGGAGGCGTGCCATGACCTATCGCTTCACGATATTCCATCCCGACGGCACCACCGAATGGGGCAGCGTCGACTGGCCCACCGACCCTAGCATCGAAGCCATCGGCCAACTGGTGCGGCCGCTCGTCGGCGGGGCGATCGAGCATGTGCGGATTCTCGATCCCGCCAAAATCGGCGCCGAGCAGGTCAGCCGCGCCGACTACCGCGATATGTTCGTGGACGAGATGGGGCTGTGGCGCGACCCGCCGGCCGAGCGCAACGACACGGCGACGATCCTCTACCGCGCCAACTGGCTGCGGGTTCACCCCAACGACGACCCGGAGGATCTGCCGATCATTGCCGGCGCCGCCGTCGTGTTCGACCGGGTGATCTGGCGATGAAGTGCCAGGATTGCCAAGGCACCGGCTGGCGAGCGGCAGCGGCCGGGGTGGGCGTAACGAACTTCGGCCCCTGCCAGATGTGTGGCGGCAGCGGGATCGCGTCGTGCTGCGAGGGAGCGGTGGGTTGCGCCGCCGACATACCGGGCAACGACGCGGTGGTGCTGCATCTGACTCCGGAGCGCCGGCTGCTGGTGCGGCAGGAATTGTATCACGCGGTGCACACCCTGGAGGCGCAGGCCAGGACGGCGAGCCCTCGCGGTAATCGGCAACGGGCGCTGTGGCGTCGCGCCGAGCATCTGCGCGCCGTGGCGGAGGAGCTCGCATGATCCACCAGGCCGAGCGGCTGCTCGAGCGCGCCCTGCGGCACGACCGCTGGGGCTGCAGCGCGCAAGATTACGCGGACCAGGCGATCCCGCTGCTGCGCGCCGCCGGTATGCACGAGCTCGCCGACCGGCTCGAGGACGATCCGTGGGGCGATGACACGGCGCTGATCCTGTCGCAGCTGCGGATGATGCGGTCGCCGCGATGATCGCCTGGCATTTCGTGCTGCGGGTGACGCGCTACGGTCCATTAGTCCCCGCCCGCCTCTGGTGGTGCGACCACGACCCGGCCGACCCCGACAACAAGCTCGACCGCGGCCGGCTGTCGCTCTACCCGCGCGCCGACATCGCCGGCCTCGAGGTCGACCCCGAGCGGCTGGCCGACCGACTCTGGAGCCTCACCGACCCGCGCCCGGCGCAGGCGCCGTCGCACTGGCGCTACGCGAAACAAATCAGCGAGGCCGAGTACCGCTGGCGGCTCGACAGCTTGCGCTGGGCCGAGCAGCACCGCCCCGACGACCCGGTGCTACGGCCGCGCCGGCCGGTAGCCGCCGCCGATGTGCCGGTGCCGAATTTCAGCCGGGAGGAGGCGCTGTTGAGATCGAGGCTAAACCCCTAACAGGAGAAGGCAGATGGCCGGTCAATTTTTGTCACCAATTCCGTTTTTGTACCAAGGCGAGCACCTCGTCCGCATCGTCATCGGTCCTGACCGCGAACCCTGGTTCGTAGCCGGTGATCTGTGCCGCATTCTCAACATAAAGCACGTCCCAAACGCGGTTGAGCGGCTCGATAAGGACGAAAAGTCGATAGCTGATGTCGTTTCAAACGACAGCAGAGGGCAACGCCGGGGTGTTTGGATCGTCTCCGAAGCAGGTTTTTTCACCCTGTCGCTGAGTTCCCGAAAGCCTGAAGCGATCACTTTCCGCCGTTGGGTGACCCACGAAGTGCTGCCGTCGATCCGCCGCACCGGGGGATATCAGCTATCCAGCGAACGCGCGGATAAAGCGTGGACTGACCGGCTGACCGCGGTGCGCCTGAGCGTTGCCGAACTGCGGCGCTCGTATGGGCCACGCAAAGCCGCCCTGCTCGGCGCTGATTTGTGGCGGAAGGTAGACGTAATCGTCGACGACCCATTGCCGCCGCAGCGCAAACTCGATCTCGACAACAGCGATGAGTCGAATGTTATCGATATGCGCCCCGACGAAGCCGGCTGATCGAAATGACAAGCCAATTGCTCGCGGAAGCCGCGGCGCTGCCCGACCTCAACGAATACGCCGGCATGTCGGCGGTCGACATCGCGCACGCGGTGATCCACTGGCCCGAGGGGTCGGAGGATCAGATCAGAGCGATCAGCGCGTTGCGTGCATTGGTTCCCGATCGGCATCACAACCGCCCTCCGTTGAAGGAGGCGCTCGAGGAGGAGCTGGCGCCGCGCCGAGCCCGCGCCGACCAGCTAATCGGGGCTGCCGAAACCAGCGCCCTGATCCGCGGCGATGAAACCTCGGCGGCGAAGATGATCGACCTGGTGCGCCAGATGAAGGAGCTGCACGACGAACTCAACAAGGACCGCCTGGCGCGGACCCTGCCCTATCGCGATGCCGTCAAGCTGATCAACGACAATTTCGAGGCGGTGAAGCTGCGCCTCGCGCTGGCGATCGGCGGCACCAGCGGCCGGGACGGCTGCGTCGGCCAGCTGACCAAATGGGATGACGACAAGAAGGCCGCGGTCGAGGCCGAGCGCCGTCGCTTGGCCGAGGAAGCCCGCCAGCGCGAGGCGGAAGCCGAAGCCGCCCGCGCCGCCGCCGAGACGAAGGCGAAGGCGGGCAAGACCGACGTCGCGGCCGAGCTCGAGGCGGTACGCGCCCGGGATGACGCCGAGCGGCTGCAGCGCCGGGCCGACGCGATCCGCCACGAGCCGACCCGATCGCAGCTGGGGCAGACGACGCGCCGCCGGCAGATCCGGTTTCAGGTCGAGGATTTCACAAAGCGCCTGCGCGGCATCCTGAAGTCGCCTCGCCGCTCGCAGATCGAGAAGCTGGTCGACGCCATCACCGAGCACGAGCTGCGCGATCTGGGCGTCGCCGCCGTCGAGCGTGGCGTCGACATGCCCGGAGTGCGCGTCTGGGTCGAGGAGGGGGGAGTCAGTGTCCGACGATAATTTCCCGCTGGTGCTGTTCTTTCCCACCGAGGATCAGCGGGAACTGTTCATCATCGGGCCACGAGACGGATCGCCTACTCCTCGAGATGGCCCTTCGTCTGGAGCGCGAAGCCAACGAAATCGAGGCAAAGGGAGCAAAGTGATGGCGCAGCAGCAGCCGTCGGCGCCACAACCGGCGCCGCGGCAGAACCTGGCGGAAGTCTTCTACAGCGACCTCGACGCCTACACGCCGAACCTGCAGGACGCACTGCCGGCCGACATCCCGGTCGAGCGGTTCAAGCGGGTGCTTGTGACCGCCGTCTCGACCAACCCGGAATTGCTCTACGCCGACCGCCGCAGCCTGTTCAATGCGGCGATGCGGTGCGCCGTCGACGGGTTGATCCCCGATGGGCGGCAGGCGGCGCTGGTCGTGTTCCGCACCGACGTGAAGACACGCGACCCGCAGACCGGCATCGACCACGTCCGCAAAATGGACGTAGCTCAATATCTACCGATGGTCGCCGGCCTGCGCGAGCGCATGCGCAAGTCGGGCGAGGTTGCCAGCGCGGTCGCCGAGGCGGTCTTCGAGAAGGATCACTTCCGTTATCGACTTGGCGACGACGCGATCATCGAGCACGAGCCGCCACCGCTCGGCGTCAGCCGCGGCGCGGTGATCGGTGCCTATGCGATCATCCGCCTGCGAAATGGCGAAGTGATCCGAGACGTGCTCGACCGCTCGATGATCGAAGCGGCGCGTAATGTCAGCCGAGCCAAGAACAGCCCGATGTGGACAAATTTCTACTGGGAGGGCGCAAAAAAAACCGCCCTCAGAAGGGCGGCGAAGCAGGCGCCGTTTTCGAGCGAACTGCGCCGGGTGCTGGATCGTGACGACGAGCCACCGGAGATCGGTCCCGATCTCGGCCCCGGCCTGGCGGCGCGCCAACCGGAGCCGCAGCGCGAGCATTATCATATCGGCAACCATGCTCCGCCGACCGGCCCCGAGTTCGCGGTGGTCGATCTCGAGGGCGTCGAGAACATCTATGCCAGCCCCGGCGCCGCCGCCGAGGCGCTGCGGCTGTGCCTCGACGAAGCGGCCCGGCTCGGTCGCGAGCGGCTCGAGGGATGGTGGGAAAGCAACGACGGCGCGATCGAGTTCCTGGACGCCGCCGGGTACGGCCATATCACCGTCGAGCTCACCAACGACTATGAGGACAGACTTCGATTTTCGAAACCTGCTGACCGACATCAGCAGGGCGCCCCCGATCCGGCAGCGCGACCTGCACCAGCCCGCGTCGAGCCGAATCAGGGTGCATCTGGGGTGCCGCGCAGAGCGCGCCAGACGCAGCGGAGCGAGGAGCCGGCCCGCGAACCACCGGTAGAGGAACAGGCGCCCCACGCGCCACCAGCGGGCGACAGCGACCCGTTTGGTTTGGCGGAGGTCGACCACCGCATGCCGCCGACCGATGAGCCGCCGCCGGCGGAGCCCGCCGTGAATGTCGCGCTTGAGATCGTCGTGCCGCTGAAATCCGGCAAGCGGGATTACCGCACCTGGGCGCTGGCATTGCTCGGGCCCAAGGTGCGGCGCTGCGGCAGCTCGAACGAGCTCGCCGAACTGCTCGGCGCCAACGAGCAGGCCCTGGAGCAGGCCCGAGCGCCCGGCTCGATGACGGCCGCCGATCGCGAGGAGCTGGAGCGGATTATCGCCGAGCAGTGGAAACGGCTGCCGGCGTGAAGTGACGCCGTGTGCTATACACTCATCCGGCGGCGGATAGGGAGGAGGGCCTCCCGAAAGGCGGCAGCAAACCGGCTTCCGCCGTCACGGTATCCAGCCCAGCAGCAGCGCGACCAGCGCCATCAGGACGAGCGCGCCGCGCAGATCGAGAGACGGGATCAGCATGTCGACGATCGCGGCGGCGCCAAGCACTATGGCGAGCGTCAGGAACCCGTATTGCCGCAGTCGGCGCCAATCCACATCACCGCAACGTCATCGGCGCCATGCCCGCAACCGCGAGCAGCGCCCAGATCAAGATGATGACGACGATAACCACAAGCACGACTTGAGCCAGCCGGTCGATCGGCGGCGGCAGCGGGATCAGCGCGTGGACGACGTACCAGATAACACCGACCACGAGCAGCAGCACGAGCACGGTAATCAACAAGCTGATCATAGCGCGGCTTCCTTCTCCCGCTCGACCGAGGCCGCCGCTGCCATGCGCTCGCGTTCCTCGCGCCGGATGCGGGCGACGTGCTCCTCCGAGCGCGGCCCGGGCACAATCCGCGGCGGCGGCGGCGGCGGCGCGCCGAGCTCGGCCACCACATCCCAGTCATAGGCATCGGACGACAGGCTTGCGACCCGGATGGTCAGCGCGTGCAGGATGGAGCCGTCGATGATCACAAGCTGCACGCCCGCCACCTCGAATGTCTCGTTAATGCCGAGCTCGGGGAGAACCACGGTCACGTAGCGCTCGCCCATGACGGGCAGGGCTTTGATATTACATTGCAGGATCCCGACCCAGCGCGGGTTCAGCCGGGCGGCGGCGAGCTTCATGAGGCGCCGGGTCTGCCCGTGGCTCGGCGAGCAGAATAGGTCTATGTCGGTGGCGTATTCGCCGCGCTCGGCCACGTCGGCATCATCGACCCAAGGATCGGCGTCGGTCTCCATGTAGTCGTGATCGGGCGACGTGTAGCGCGCCCGTATGGTGTTGGCGGTCGAGAGGATATCCCGGCCGCGGCCGAACTCCGAAAATCCGATGATGGCGTCGCCGTCGATGGTCACGGTCGGCGTCGTCCATTTGCCGACGCGCAGCACCAGGCCGCGGTCAGGCGTCGGGAACAGGCTGCCGTCGCAAGCGACGAGAAACCGGGTCAGCACATCGGCGGGCCGCTCGTCGAAACGATAGGTATTCCATATCCGGTAACGCGCCTCGGTGCCGGTGTCGGTTTCCATCGCGTCGAAGCAGTCCGCGATGGCCTGCTCCCACTCGGCCGCGGCGTTGGTGATCCACGAGTCGGCGAGGTTCAGCCCGTCAGGATGCGTCAGGTAATCGAGGATGATCGCAGCGGCGTTGTCGGTCCACGCGGGCGCGGTGAGCGAGCCGCTCGACACGGCGCGCACCTTGGCGCCGCGCTGCACCTGGCGATAATTCGTCTGCCCGTAGTTCGGGAAGATATCGCCCATGTCCTCGCTGTCCACCTGGTGGATGACGAGGAAGGCGCTGGGGATGCCCTTGCCGAGATGGTCGGCTGTCCAGAGCGCCGGGTAGGTGGCATTCAGCGCGCTGTAGAGCGCCGGGCTGTCAGTCCCGAGGCGGAACTCGATAAAGGCTTTGCTGACGCCGCCGGGCACGAACGGCGCCGAGGTCACCGCGCTGCCTGAGAGCGTCACGAGGTGGTCGTCGATCCAGTGCTCCTCGACGGCATCGATCTCGCCCGAACCCATCGCGATGACGCGGCCATAGGCGCCGCTCGACACATTGGCGAAGACCAGCGTGCCGCCGACCTTGACGCGGCCGTAGCTGCGCGTGCGCGGGCCTGCCGGCTGCTTGATGATGATCTGGCCATCCGATGGCTTCGGCTGCGCGGGCTTGCTGCTGAACAGCGTCTGCGCGAGAAAGGAAATCCCCAGCCCGACCGCGATCACGATGACTTCGGCCAGGATCGCCGCGGTGGCGACGCCGACGCCGACCGAGACGAGGATCGGCGCGATCGCAACGGCCATCTACACCCGCCAGGCGGCGAGCAGCCGCAGCCGCTCGGGCGGCACGGATGCCAGCCCGTCATCGAGTCGCAGCACATAGCCGCGCTCGGTGCGGATGGCGCAGGTTGCGAGGTTGCTGCCCAGCTTCACGACCGCGACATCTCCGGGTTGCGGGTCGCGCGTCATGCGCAGGCCGGCGCGACGCAGCGCTCGGCCGGCGGCGCGCAGGAGGCCGCCGCGCCCGCCATGCTCTCGAAGGCAGGCATTGGCATCGGCGTAGCCGCGGCAATCGGCGATCGGGTCGATGCCGCGGCGCAGGCGCAGCCAATCGGCCGCCAGCGTCACGCAGTCGGCCGTGCCGAGCTCGAAGCGGCGCCCTGCCGCGGCCCGCAGATAGGCCGTCAATTCTTGCGGTGGCACTGGAGGGTTGAGTGTTTTAGAACGCTGGTGGTCGAGGCGGCATCTATCGTCCGCTGCGACGCTTGCAGGCTGAGAATGCCGCCAGTCTCCACCTCGATTGCGCCCTCCAGGTAAATGTCGGTTGCCACCAATTGCACATCGGTTAGCAGATCGCTAATCGAGGCGCCTACCAACCGCGACAACAATGTCGTACCGTCCCATGTAACCGCAGTCATTCTCATGCTGGTCGGGTTGGTCATTCCGGCCGCGTTGACGAAACGCATCTTGATGCCGCCGCCAATCGTCGACGAGACGCTAAGATGCCCCGAGCAGTAATAGGTTTTGCCGGTTACGACAGGGATGCTCAAACCGGGCACGGCGGCTAGCACGTTGGAATTGGTAACATCGAGTTGCGAAGTGCTGGTCATCCATTGTGTATCAATCGAAGCATCGAATTTCGGGAGCGTGCCCGACAGCGAATAATCGACCGTTGCGGTTGCCGGGTTGAGATCGATCACAATTGGCGTCGTCGCCGCGATAATCGACACCCGCGCCGCGGTACCGCTATCGCACACATTGTTGCTGGCGATCTGGTTCGATCCGTAGAGGCGAATACACGCGGGATAAGTGCCGCCGAGAATCGAGTTGTTGGAAATCAGGCTGCCGGTGCCGACCGTGGAGATGGCGGCAACCGAAGGCGTGCCGACATTCCACCCGGAGATCACATTGCCGGTAATGATGTTTTTCCCGGGGATGCCGCCATTGCCGGTCTGCTCGATGATCGCAGCCCCCGCATCAGCACCGCTGTTGACGATGATATTGTTGGCGATGACGTTGTTGAGACCGGGGTCTTCGATGACGATGGCGGTGTTGTGGGCGACGCCGTTGCCGGTGATGTAGTTGTCGGAAACGACGATGTTGGTGGCGCCGGAACCTGGGCGAGCCTTGCCGTTGAGAGCGATGGCCGCCACGCCGTCGACCGGGATGTGAAAGACATTGCCGCGGATCATGCCGCCGCTCGACACCTGGTCGGTGCCGGCGCCGGTTATGGCGATGGGTCCAACGGTCTGCGACGGGCTGACGGTATAGGTGCCGACCGGGTTGGCCTGCGTGCCGGTGCCAATTGCGGTAACGACCGTGCCGGCGGCGACCCCGGTGCCCACAATGGCGTGGCCGACCAGCAGGTAGCCGTGCCCCACGCTGGTAATAGTCATCGTGGTAGCGCTGATCGAGCCGTTGCCGACAAACGAACTGCCGGTGCCGGTGATGTAGGAGCCGACCGTGTGAGCGTCGATGCAGGTATTGTTTACGACTTTGATGTTGGTGCTGCCTTCCCAGTGGTCCCAGCATGTGTTGGCGGCGCCATACATATAATTATTATCGGTGGTAACATTGTCGCTGCCACGAAACGACACGCCGTCGCCCGCCCCGGTGGCGAGAAAGTAGTTGCCAGAAACGCGGACATTCCTGGCGTTCTTGAATGAGATAAAATGCACGTTGAACGGGGCAGCGAAGTTCTGGGTAAAGCGGCACCCGGAAACGGAGATGTTCTCGTCGATGATCGTCGGCACCAGAAAATTGAAATTCTGGATAGCCGAATGCAGCGGTTGATATTGATAATTCTGCACCCAGTTCGGGCCGTCCATCGTGATCGTGACGCCGGGCGCACAGGAAAAGCTCGTATTCGACTTCAGCGTGAGCGTCGTCGTTATTTTGTAGGTGCCGGGTTGCGCCAGCACGACGGTGCCGCCCTCTGCCGGGAGCGCGTTGATTGCCGCTTGAATGGCCGCCGCGCTATCGGCGGCGCCGCTCGGGTCACTGCCGGGGATGGCGCTGAGGTAGAACCGCGCGTCGGGCAATTTGGCGTTGCTCGCGTCGGGGAACATGTCCGCCCGGGCGCACCACGGCATTGCCAGTAGTAGCAGAGCCGCGGCCAATCTGTACATCGAGGTCATTTCCAGTAGAGCCAGCCGAGCCCGGCGGCATAGCGGAACAGCAGCGCGGCGCCGGGGCCAAAGGCATTGACCGGCCCTGCGGGGAGCGCGACGCCATCAGCGTCCTGCATCGCCAACGTCGTCACCGGATTGGCGAAGGAAATCTCGACCACGCCCGCCGCAACAGCCGGCAACCTGATGGTCAGCGCCGCCAGCCGGTCGGGATTGTTGACATAGACCGGGCGCAAATCGGTGAGGGTCAGCGTGGCGCCGGAGACGGGCGCCACGACATTGACCGCGATCTGCTGCGGTTCGGTTGTCGGGGTGATGTCGAGAAAGTCGATGGTGATGACATCGCTTGTATGCGCGTCGCCAAAACAATCGACATAGGGTCGGACGTAGATGGTATTTGCGGGCGCGGTGTAGTCGAGCACGACGGCGGCGCCCGGCGCGATGCCGATGCGGGCGCGACGCTGCTGCACGCCATCGGCGCCAACCAGCGCGATATTCTCGACAACCGTCGCGCCGTTGGCGGCCTTGGTGTTGGTGAGCCAGGCGAGGCCTACGGTGACGCTATCGTTGAGCGGGTCGGCAGGGTTAACCTGGCGTTGCACCCGCCAGCGGACTTCGTAGACGCGGCCGGGTTCGAGCGGGAAGGCGGTGGCGGTCGCCACGGTTTGCGGGTCGTCTGCGGTGGCGGCAGTGACGCGCACGACGCTGCCGGCCGGCGAGACGGCAACCCAGGCCGGGTCAATCGGCACAACGTCTTCGGGCTCGCCGGTCTTGGTTTCGCCGTAGAGCGCCACGGCATCGCCTGGCCGGGACGGCACTTGCGCGGACACGTCGGCGGCATCGGCCGCGGCTTGCGCCGCGGCGGCATCGGCCAGCGCCTGCGTCGCGTCGGCCTGCGCGGCATCGGCCGCGGCTTGCGCCGCATCGGCGGCATCTGCTGCCGCGGTGATGTCAGCGGCTTGCGCGGTATCGGCGGCATCGACGTAGGCCGTCGTCGCAAGCTGCGTCGTGTTGGTGCCGGGCGCCGCGGTCGGCGCCGTTGGCGTGCCGGTGAGCGCGGGCGATAGCAGCGGCGCTTTGAGGTTGAGGGCGATCTGCGTTGCGTCGCTGATCGGCTTCGCCGCATCGGATGTGTTGTCGACATTGCCGAGGCCGATATCGGCCGCGTTTACGGCGTGCGGGTTGTCGGTGTCCGCAGTGTGCGTATCGATGTCGGCTTGTGCTGCCGCTGCTGCTGCTGCTGCGACATTGATGGCGGCCTGCTGTGCGCTACTGACGGGCTTATCGAGATCGGCCGTGTCGTCGACGTTGCCGAGCCCGACCTGGCTCGCCGTGACAGCGTGCGGGTTTGCGGTGTCGGCCAGGTGCTCCGCGAGGTCGGCGGCGACGGCCCCGGTTGCGGCATTCGCTGCGTTGATCGCGGTCTGCGTCGCGGTCGAAACCGGCTTATCGAGATCGGCCGTGTCGTCGACGTTGCCGAGCCCGACCTGGCTCGCCGTGACAGCGTGCGGGTTTGCGGTGTCGGCCAGGTGCTCCGCGAGATCGCCCGCGGTATCGGCATCGCCGGCGGCGTTGGCATTGATCGCGGCCTGAACGAATTGCGTCGTGGCAAGCTGGCTGGTGGTCGTGCCTAGAACCGCTGTCGGCGCCGTAGGGACGCCTGAAAGCGCGGGCGAGGCGAGGTTAGCCTTCAGCGCCAGCGCGGCGGCCTGCGGCCCCGAGACGGGCTTGTTGGCATCGCTGGTATTGTCTACCGCGCCGAGCCCGATCTGCTCAGCGGTGACGCTGTGCGGGTTGTCGTTGTCGGCCAGGTGCGCATCGATATTCGCCCGCGCCGTCGCATCGAACGCGGAGGCGTAAATTTTGACGGTGCGGGTGCTGAGATCGAGCGCGCTGCGGCTGCTCATGTGTAGAGCCCTTCCACGACCTTGACCGGCACCGCGGCCTCGGTGTCGGTGCCGACGGCGATGTACAGCTTGGCAAGTTGGCCGAGCGGCATCGCGGTCGTCTGCTCGGCCGTCAGCGACAGCGTGACGAGCCCGGCGACGGCATCGGCGATCTCGGTGGTGACTGGCTCGGCGCCGAGGCTCCAACGGATCTCGGCCACGACGGTCTTGCCCGTGAGATCGGTCGGTGTCGTCTCGCCGACATCTTCCCAAAAGACCGCGTGCCATTCCCACGGCTCGTCGCCGCGCACGAGCGGAATGGCGCCGTCAAGGATCTCAAGGTCGCTCATGGGATCATCCCATAGCTGCGGCGGTTTGCGGTCAGCGCGGTGCGCTCGGTTGCCGTCAGGGCGTAGCCGCCCCACAGGATGAGCTCCTGTATTTCGCAGGTTGTGGTTGCCGCGACATTCGCGGTGTTGATGGTGCCGGCGGTCACATTGACGGTCAGCGTAGCTGCGCCCGGTGCATTGTCATCAAGCTGGAATGAACTGGCGGCGCCGTTGATCCAGCCGGTGCCGCTGTGCCACAAATTGTCGGCACCAGTGCCGGTGATGGTCAGCACGTTGTCGGACAGCGCCCAGGTGTTGGCACTGGCGGTGGTATTCAAACGGTTGGCGCCGGCCCGCAGCCACATGCAAGTTGTGCCCGTTACACGTTTGCCGACGACGCTGATCGAGAGCGGGCTGACTGGCGTGTAGGCCGCCGACACAAGTGTCTGCGTGCTCGTCGTCTCCCGGATGCACGCATGCGTGCCGTTGCAATTGAAGATAAGCGCCGGTTGGTTTGCCGCGGTCGTCTGGGTGATGTCGCGGGCCGCGCCGCTTTGGTCGAAGGCTGTTTTGACAAAGCAATTCGTTGCATTGCAATGCGCCGCCGCGGCAGCTTCGTCCCACGGCGCGCCGGTGAAGCTGGTGAAGCCGAGATAGCCGATGGTGGCCTCGGCGTTGTCGCTGGCGCGGCGTATGACAAAGGCGTTGCCGGTGTAGGCAGAGAGGAGCTTGCGAAACGAATATGCCGCATGCGGCGTCGTGAAGGTGTCCAACGCACCGCCGATCGGCACCTTCAGCCGGTGGTGTCCCGGCCCGGCCATGTTCGGCCCGGCCTTCATGCCGGCCTCGACGACGCCGGCAATCGCGGTCGCCGCCGCGAGCGAGGCTAACGCGGCCGTTATGAACTCGCGGCGACGCATCGGCTACAGCCCGGTCCCCGGCGTGACGTAGAGCGTCGCGGTGCCGGTGCCGGTGATGCCGGCAACGTAGTGCGCGGTCGGGCACCGGATGATTTCGACCGTGCCGGCGGCAACCGGCATGCTGCTGGCAACGGCGGCGGTGACGGTGACATCGCCGCAGGCAATAAAGACGACCGCGGTACCGCTGTTGAACAGCCGCAGATGCGGCGCCACCGCGGATGTCGTCGGCTGCGTCAGGACCCGCCCCGTAGTGGCGGTGACGGCGAGCGAGACGGTCGGCCCGGATGCGGTGAAAGCGCTGTCCTGGGCGCCGGCCGGCGCCGCCAGCAGCAACAGCGCCGCGGCAATCGCATATAATGCGGGCGAGCCGGGACGGTGCGTCAGACAGCCGCCCCGACTCTGACCAATGATCCGCAGGGAGGATCGCATGGCTACCGTTACTCCTATCCCGCCATCAAAGCGGTTTCAAGATTTGACCGGGCGGCGGTTCGGCCGGCTCGTCGTGCTCGGGTGGGCCGGGTATTCAAAGCCGAATGCCGCATGGGTCTGCCGCTGCGACTGCGGCGGCGAGCGGGTTGCCTACAGCCACAATCTGACGAGCCTTCGAACCCGAAGCTGCGGATGCTTGAATCGCGAGAACCTGTCGAGCGCTGGCTCGGCGACGTTCTGCGCGCGCGATACGAAGCAGCATCCCGAATACAAAGTGTGGCTGGCGATGATCAGCCGGTGCCACGCTCCCAACAATCGGCAGTTCCCCGACTACGGTGCGCGCGGCATAACCGTCTGTGACCGATGGCGCCGCGGCGAAAACGGAACGCACGGGTTCAATCTGTTCATGCTCGACATGGGGTCGCGCCCGACTGCGCTGCACATGATTGAGCGTGTGGATAATGACGGAGGCTATTCGCCCGACAACTGCACATGGGCCACGAGATCGGAGCAGATGCGCAATCGGCGGAGCACGGTGATCGTTCATTTCAATGGCGCTGACATGCCGCTGGTTGCCGCCGTCGCGCTTGCCGGGATGCCGTTCTCGCTTGTCCGCGGGCGCATTCATCGAGGCATGTCAGCAGAGCAAGCCTTGACCCAGCCAATTCGCCGAGGCAAGTATAGCCGAGGTGATAACAAGTAACCACCCGTAGTCAGGCCAGTTAAGACTTTGGGAAACTAGCATAGCCGTGTATTCGCAGAAGCGATCCCCCGGCCAGCGCATCTGTTGTTCTCTGTCCGTGTACCTTCCTGCTGGCGGCCTACCCCTCCCATGGAAAAGGTTCTCTGTTTGAAGTTGCAGCGTGCGCCTGGCGCCCTGCGTCTCGGTCGCCGGCTGGAGCTCGACCCGCGGCGGCATGCAGATCCCGAAATAGATCGGGATCGCCGCGCCGGTCGGCTGCCAGGCGCCGTCGAACAGTTGCAACGACACGATGGCGAGGCGGCCCTGAATGTTGTCGGCTTCGGCGAGCGCCCGGGCCAGGATGTCGGCGGGTGAATCCGGCACGCCCGAGAGCGAGAACGTCACTTGATGGCTGACCGGGTTGCGAGCTTCCTCCAGGCCGTCGATGGCGCCCAGATCGCCCGCGCCCCAATAGGTTTTGCCGCCGAAGACGCGCGTGCCAAACCCGTTCCACAAATACACCGGGCCGGCCTCGGGCGGGGTGCCGCCGAACTCGAAATCGACCAGCGTGCCGACGCGCACAGTGCTGCGCGCGAGCTCGGCCGCCTCGCCCGGAGTGAAGAAGGCGCACATCAGTCGGAGGAGGGATCCTCAACAAACCTAACCGTCGCGGTGCCCATGCGCGCCGGGTCGATCTGCAGCGTCATCTCGTCGTCGGTGGCCAACCGACAGCGGCAGTGTAGCGAGTTGAACCAGATCGGCCAGGCATCGGCGTGCGCGTCGCGCAGCGGCGGCACAAAGCTGAAGCTGTATTGGTCGGAGCCGAGCGCGGTGACGCCAAAGAGGCGATAGAGCCGCTCCTGTATCGAGAAATGCGCACCCGGAACGATGGCTGCGCCGATGCGCTGCACGGTCATCGTGGTGGCGCCGACAACAGATGCCCCAACAGCAGTGCCGTCCGGTGTCGAGGTGGTCGCGTCGCCAATCAGCTGCACCAGGATCGGCCGCGAGCCGCCGTCGAGGTACGCCTCATAGGCGTCCCAGACCCTCAATTGCTCGGCCGTGCCGACGAGGATGTCGTGATAGGTAATCAGCCACGAATGGATCGGCACCGACACGCGCTGCGTAAACCCGGCAGTCGACACCGTCCCCGCGGTGGTGCGCGGCGCGATGTGCCGGGTGATGCTGCGCGGGCGCAGGTACGCGATCGGCCAGAACTCGGCGGTCATAGCTGGCGGGCCTGCGCCTCGGCCGACATGCCGGCGAAGTTGCGTTGCACGGTGCGTGAGCTTTGCCTGACCGCAACCTCGATGATCTGCCCGCTGCGGGTGACGATGCGCTGATCGGCGATGCCGCTGACCCAGCCTTCGCTGGGGTTGAGGTCGATGCGGATGGTTTCGCCGACGCCGCGGGTTTCGCCGGGGCGGTTGACGTTGACCATCTCGCCGGGCGAGGCGCGGAAGGCGACAAGCTGACTGTCGAGCGCGCCAGCGCCGCCGACCTTGAACGAGGCACCGTATTGCGCGCCGGGCAGGCCGGCAGTGAACAGCTTGCCAAAGGCTGACGAGCCGATGTCGAACAACTTGTCGAAACCTTTGGAGATCAATTTCTTGCCGATGTCCTTCAGTAGCGAGGAGATGGCGTCCTTCAGCTTGAAGGTGCCTTCCATCAAGCTGTCGAAGATGCGCTCGAAGCTGCTTTTGAGCGTGCCGCCGAGATCGGCAAACAGTTCCTTGAACGTGTCGTGCCTTTCCTTGGCGGATTTCTGCTCCAGCGCCTTCCGCTCGGTGAGAAACTTTTCGTAATCGAGCTTGTCCTGATTTTGCAGCTTGCGGGTTTCGTCGGCGTCGCCGACCGCAGCGGCGAGCTTCTTGTCATAGAAGCCTTGCGTCATCAGCCATTTCTCGTCGAGCAGCTTGCGCTCGGCAACGATGCCTTCCTGTTTCGTGAGATTGTCCATACTGACATCGTGCCCAATCAACTGCTCCTTTCGCCGGAATAGTTCTTCTTGTATTCGAAGTTCCTCTTCCGCGGCTTCGATGGACTCCCGCTGCAAGTCGCGGGCGTCCTTGGCCATTGCCTTGTCCAAGCCCTTGAACGGGTCACCCCCGCCGCCGCCACCGCGGCGCCTTTTCTTCCCACCCGTCCCCGGCAAAACCGCCGGTCCAGGCACAGGCGCCAGCCGCGAGCGTTGTTCATCCGCCGCCGTCGCTGATATTGTCGGGCCTCCAGAGACGAGGGGAACGCCGCCGCGGGCGATGAGCGCTTTATCTTCTGCCGCGCGCGTGGCGAGCATCTGCTCGGTGGTTTCTTTAATACTGCCCAATTCACTAAAGAAATTTCGGATAGCCTGCCCTGTGCTTTTGGCCTTTGCTTCGATGGCGTCAAACCACGCGATGACGCCATTTGCAAAACTCGCAAACTGAACCAGAGCCTCGCCGCCGAATGCCTTTGTGGTGCGGCTTAGTTTGTCGAACGCATCATCTACTTTCAAACCGGCGTCGTGCGCATCCATCAATCGGGGATTGGCGGCGGCGACATCCCCCATCAAGGTGCGGAATGCCTCGCCGCCATTCTTGATAATCGGGACCAGCGAACGGAAGCGCGCGCTCAACAACTCCGCGGTAATCGCGACTTTTTGGGGGCCTTCCGGCATCTTCTGCCAAGCGTCGGCCACCAGGCCTAAGACGCCGAGGAGGTCGTTGCTGTTTGCTTTCAGTGCAGCCTGCTTGATACCGAGCTGCTCGAATGCCTCGCCGGCCTTGCTCGCCGGGTCTTGTAACGCTTCACGCAACGCAACAGAGAGCTTAGTCAATGTGCGGCCGGCTTCCTCCGCGCTGCCGCCCGACTCGGCCATAACTTGTTGAAACAGCAAAAACTGGCGGATCGGGATACCGAGTGCAATAGAGAGATTCTCGGCACTCTCCGCCGCATCGGCCATTCCCTTGGCCCAATTGATGACGGCAGTGGCCGCCCCAATGGTCGCCATGCCGGCAAGTGCCACGCCGACCTTGCGAATGGCCCCGGTGATCGCGCTGCTGTGCGATTCGATCTGCCGACTTACGGTGGCGAACTGCCGGCCGAGCCCGGTCAAGGCATTGTTGGCGGCGCCGATACCCTTGTTGAACTGCGCCGTCTCCATCTGGAGAGAGACGAGCAGGTTGCCGATTTCAGGCATTCGGTTGCGTCTTTACGACCTTGCCGCCAAAGGCTGCGTTTAACTGGCGAGCAATAGCGGCCTGCTCCTGCCAGGTCTGCGCCTTGCGCTCGCGACGCTGTGGCCCGGCCATAAGTTTGTCTAACGGCGGCAGGCGCTTTTGCCGGTCCAGCGCAACCACGTGCCAAGCGAGTCTCATGCTGGCGTTGTGTTCGTTGTACTGCCGCTGTTGACTAGCTTCAGCGTGTCGGCGGATTTGCCGGAGGGTCGAGCCCCAGAATTGCGCTTCGCTGTAACCGGCGACGAGCCAATCGGTAAGGAGCTTGTCCCAATCGAAGCCGCCTCTGTCGGTACGAAAGGGTCGGTCGTGCCGCCATCGGCCGCCTCCCTCGCCTCGGGGAACGCCAGCAGCACGACGCGATCCATCAGGCTGCGGGCCGGAAAGTAGCCGATCTCGTCGAGCACGGCGTTGGTGTCGTCTTCACTCAGACGCTCGGTCAGCATGAATCGAAATATGCGGCGCACGTCTGTCATGCGGGCGAGATCGAGATGCGCCAATATCCGCAAGATGCCGAGGTCGAACTCGGCCTCCAGCTCGCACATGGTTTGTGTGTCGAGCCGCAGCAGACGGGTGCGGCCGCCAGCCTCGAACTCCACTTCACCTTTGTGCGGGTTCGCCATCGTTACACTGCAAAATCAGGAATACCGGAAACCTTGAAAGTCGCGGTTGCGCTCATCTTGTCATCGAGCGGCACCTCAGCCTCGATGCCGGTGCAATAAGCGCCGAAGGTCCACGCCTCGGCGTTGGGGAAAGTGATCCGCCAATTGCTTATCGTCTCGGCGTTGAAGGCGGTGAATAACAAATCCCAATCCGAATTGCCGGGAATGAAATTCATCTCCAGCGACACCTCGCCGCCGTCCTTCAACCCCGGCACAAACTCCCGCCATTTTTGCGGGCTCGCCATGTGCGTCGCATCCACGGTATCGCGCACCAATTGCGGCGGGGTGATCGACACCACCTCCGCGAATGGGGTGAATACTTCCGGCGAACCGCCGTCGCCGTGCGCAAATATGGAGCCATAACCGATTGTTGCGTCCGTCGCCATGTCGTCACACTCCTCCGTGCCAGATCATCACGTCGATTGACACGCGGTAGAGCAATTCATCGGCCGCGGTGCCTTCGTCTGCGAGATCGCGCTCATCAACTACAAAGGCGCCCTGCACCCGCATGGCGGGATCGCGCAGCCCTGAGAGGTCGGCAACGACGGCGCGCGATACCCGCGTCGCATCCGCGTAAGTCGCGGCCCAGCAATCTGCCTGCACCCGCGACTGCACCAGATCGGACGAGCCGCCGAGGTGGTACTGCCGCACGCCCGAGATCAGGTGGAGGCAGACAGCCGGCAGGCATTCCATGCGCGGACGGCTGCCCCAACTGACGCGCGTCTCGACCAGCCCGGCGAGGTCGGTGTCGGCCAGAAGGCGCGCTCGCAGCGCTTCCTTCATTTCTTCGCCCGCGCCGCCTTCTTGGCGAGGCGCGCGCTCGCCTTGCTGATCTCGGCCCACATATCGTCGGCAATGCCGTCGAGCACCCGGCGTTGGTTCTCGTCCCATGCCGGGCGGAGGTAGGGCCGCGGCGGGTGCCGACGGTTGCCGAACTCCTGCTGACCGGCTTGCGGATGGCGGCCGGGGCCGACGAACACCTCGACCATCGACGCGCCGGCGGCCTTGGATGCGGCACGGCCGGCGGCGCCGCCTCCGGCGGCGGCAAAGGCCCGGCGCGAGGCACTGGCTCGGCCGGCAGGCCGCTTGGTGGTGGCGATGATGCTGCGGCGCAGATGCCCGAGGCGCACCGGGGCCTTTGCCTTGGCGCTGTCCACGACCAACTGCGCCCGCTTCAGAAGCACGCGGCGCTGGACATTCTTCGATGTCGCTTTCGGCAGATTGTCCAAGGCTTTCTTCAGCCCGGCGAGCCCCTCCAGTTTCAGCGCGCCTTGCATCAATCGCTCCGCGCCGCTGCCGTAATTTCGATTCCCTCGCGACGGCCAATTGCCTTCGTGGCAACGATATTGTAGATGCGCCCGCCGTAGTGCAGTCGGTCCTTTGGGTTCAGCTGCTCGATGCTGCCGCGCCAGCGCACCCGGAACCGTGTCGTGACATCGCTCCCCACCTGCTGCGCCCGGTAGCGCTCGCTATCGCGGATGTCTTCGGCTGAGGCCCAGACGGTGGCAACGTGCAGCCACTCCACGATCTCGCCGCCGAACTCGTCGATCTCGGAGCCCCAGCGCTCGATGGTAATGCGGCTGTCAAGCTCGCCCGCGTGCAGCGATTTCATCAGAAGGCCGACGCCAAATACTTATTCAGGAGCCAGTGTGCCGATTGCGGGATCTCGCCTGCGTCGCGGTTGTCGAACCAGGCGGCGATCATCAGCTGCATCGCGTGCCGGATGTCGGCGGGCACGGCGAGCGCGGAGGCGTGCCCGGCGACGTAGCTCACGGTGACCGCGCTATCAGACCCGATGTCGTCCGGCCACGCCTCACCAGGCGCCAGAGCGAGCATTGTGCCGCCCGGTGTCACCTCGACCGCATAGGATGCCTCGGGCACGGTTTGCAGCGCCCCCAGGGCGTCGTAATAGGTCACGGCGGCCGATTGTACCGGCGTCACCGTCAGGCGCACTGGCGAGCTCGGGAACGCGCTATATCGCTGCTCCCAGGTCTGCGGCATCAGCGCCATGTTGAGTGTGCCGGCATAGCCGTCGAGATAAGTCGTTGCCGCCTCGATCAGCGACTGAATCACCAGGTCTTCATCGGTGTGATCGACACGCAGGTACAGCCGCACCTCCTCCAGGCTCAGCGGGAGCGCTTCGGGCGCCGCGGTGCGCACCGGGATCAATACTTGCTCCCGTCCGGCGCGAGGCGCGTCAGGTCGCGGCCGCGGCCGCCTTCTGGGCCGCGCTCGCCGCGTGGCCCGGCCTTGCCGTCGCGCCCGTCCGCGCCGCGCTTGGCGGCCAGCGTCCACGCCGCGCTGCCGCCGGGCTTGTCGGTGGTCGGCACGTTGCAGTGGTACAGCGAGCCGCCCCAGGTCACGGTGTCGCCGCGGCTGTAGCAGGTGCCCGGGACCCAGACGCCGCGGTAGATCTGGCAGGGGACGGTGTACGTCCACTGGCGCACGTCCCGCCCCTCGCGGGCCAGTCGGAAGGTGAATCCGCGCTCGCCGTCGTGCTGGATCTCCAGGTCGTCAAACCCGAGGCCATCGGTGCCGCGCTCGCCGTCTATCCCATCGCGGCCGTTCTTGCCGTCAACCCCGCGCTCGCCCGTCGGCCCCGGCATCCCGTCGCGGCCGTCGCGGCCCGCGATGCCCGGCTCGCCCGGCCGCCCCTCGCTACCCGGCGCCCCTGTGTCGCCTTTATCGCCGCGTTCCGGCTGGCGCGCCTCAAGCGCCGAGAGCCGGAACGTCAGCGGGTCGAGCGCCCGTTGCAGGCGATGCTCGATGATTTCCGCGACGGTTTGCGCAACCGCGGTTGCGTCAAGTGGCATAAATCGCTTTCAGCGCAGTGACGAGTGCAGCCGCGTCGATGCTGTCGTCATTGGCAGGCGGATCGATAGGTGCCGGAGGAGTCGGCGGGCGTGTTGGCAGTTCCCGGGCAGAAAGCAATCTAAGCGGCCAGTTCTGCTCCTGAAGATATGCCGTATCCCCGCCCTCGGTCGCGCCATAGCCGAGCCGCATGCGCGCTTCATTAATTTCCAGAATCCCCGCGCCGACGCCCTCGGCGGTGGCTTTGATCAGCGTCGCGGTATCCATCCGCAGCAGAGCATCGAGATCGAACTCGACACCCCAATCAGCCGGCAGCCCCAGCCCCTCGTCCATCCCGAGCTCGACGCTCTCGATGTGGATCTGCAAGCAGGCCTGGTAATACTGCCGCTCCAATGCCTCGATGTTGTTAAGGGTCGGGGCCGGCGCGGCACCGGCTTTGTACGCCGGCACACCGTACGAGGCGCAGATCGCCTCCGCGGTCCAGCGCAGTTGCTCGATCAGCTGCGCATCGACCGCATTCTGCATGCCGAGCGATTCAAACTTCAGCCCGTCGCCGAGCGCCGCGACAAGCCCGGCATTGGCGCCGGTGAACCGGGTCTGCCAGTCGGCTTTGAGGCGGTCGGCGGTTTCCTGGCTGATCCGGCCGGGCGCCGTAAGGATGCCGCCGGGGGTGGCCTGGTTGGCGAAAAAGGTCGTCGCGTGTGACTGGATGCCCTGCCCCTGCGCCACGACGAGAGAATTGGCATAGATCGGCGAGAGGCCGACCAGCGGATGGAAAAAACAGTTCCAGCGGTCGTGAATCAACTCGGACGCCGGCACCCGCACCGCGTCGCCGACGCCGGCCAGGTCGTCGGCCCCGAGCTCGTAATAAACATCGCCATTCGGCGCCACCAGCGGGCGCACCCGGCGCGGGTCCAAGACGGTGAGCGCCACCACGACATTACGCTGATCCCGCTCTTTCAGCACATAGGTGTTGCCGGCATTGAGCTTCGAGGCGATCCAGTTCTCGAAGAACTGAATGCGGTTCTGGTAATGGTTCGGCCGGCGGATAACCGGCGACCAGGCCGGGTTATCGCGCTCCTCCCAGACGCCGGGCGATGCCTGAAAGATCAGCTTGAGGCGCATCTTGGCGATGTCGGTGGAGATCAGCGACACGCAGCGGAACGCCGTCACGTTGTCGAGCACGCCGGTGGCGCGCAGCGACTGGTTCTGTTGCCAGGCGCCGGTCCACGGCTCGCGTACGACCGGCCACCAGCCGCCGAGGCCGCCGCCGTAATTCGGCACGGCGGCCTTTTCCAGAGGCGCGCCGTACCGATCGATCAGCAGCGACAATTACTGCTCCTCGGCCCGCATGTCGCGGCGCCCGTAGCGTGGCACGCCGCGGCCAAGCACCGCCGATGCCGGTTCGGGCGCGGGCCCGGGTGCGGGGGCGGCTTCGGGTTCCGGCTGCGCCCTCGCCGCCCGGCGCACCGGGGCGTCGCCGGCCTTTTTGATGCGCTTCAGCAATCTGCCGTCGCGTTCGCTGGCCTCGAACTCATCGCCCGCGACGAGCGCGCGCGAGGCATACCGCATCGGTTTCAGAGCGATGAGCTTCATGCGGCGGGCGCCGGCTCGCCGGGGCTCGACGGCGGCGGGGCCTCTGCCGGTTCTTCTTCCTCCGGTTCCGGCTGCTCTGGCGGGTCGGACATCTCCACCTCCCTTGTGATCAGGCGACGTAAGCGACGCCCGACAGGTATTCCACCGCGGTATCGCGCGCCCGGTCCCAGTTGATGTAACGCTCGGCCCGGATGGCGATGCTGTTGGTCTGGAACATCGAGACGCTTTGCGTTGCCACCGGCGGCGAGCCGCTCGACTGGGTCGGCGCCGAGTCCATCTGCAAGCTCGCTTCCCGGCTGGCATCGATGGTCACCGTGCCGTCATCGGCCAGCAGGATATCGCCAGCGTTCACCAGGATGATATTCGAGGTGGCGGGCGCCCCCGCTGCCGCCATGTGCTGCGAGGTAATCACCGGCAGCCCGAAATATGTCCCGCCGTTCATCGTGATGTCGGGGAATTCCGGCTGGTCGAGCGCGTTGCGCATCATCGACAAAGTCAGCGCGGTGGTCGCGTTCATGATCCACACACTACCGGCCGGCGACAGATTGTTGGCGATAAACTTCCCGAACAGCGCCTGCACGTCGGCCCGCGCCGCCGCCGAGTCGGTGCCCGATGTGGCGGTCGCCGAGATGCCGTTGGTGATCGAGGCCGGCCTGGTGTCGGCGATAGCGGTGATCGCCGGGTCGACAAAGGTCAGGTCGATCCGCGCCACCAGCGCGTCGCGCAGCCCGTTGCGCACCAATTCCTCGGCGGCGGGCGACGAAAACCGCGCGAGCTCCTCGGTGATGACCGCGATGTTGGCGCATTTCGCCCAGCGCAGCGTCACCGTGTCGAAGGCGAATTGGGTCAGCGGTTTAGCCGCCCCCTCGCCGACCCAGTAAGCATCACCGCCGCCCGTTTGTTTCGGGATGCGGACATTGAACGGCACCGCGCGCAGGCTGGGGATGCCGCCCATGCCGAATTTGCCGACGATGGTCGAGGGGCGTAGAAACTCCAGAAATTCGCCCGCCAGGTTCTGATATTGCACCAGGGCGCTTGCCCAGGTGGCGTCGGTGGTCGTGCCGGCCGCCACGGCGGCGCGCAGCACAATGTGCAGATCGTCCATGTCCGGGTAATGGTGCTCGGCAATCTGCAACGCCGCGCCGGGCGCGCCGTTCGCCGCCATCAGGCATTTTGCGTACCGGGCAAAGCCGATGCCGGGCGGCAATTGCCGCCTCATCGCGGTGACGACCGGGGCGCCGCGCGAGGCGGTGCCCTTGGCGGCCGAGCCGCCGTCCACCGCCTTGGCCTGCGCCGCGCTCAACTGCTCGGCCGTGCGCAACCGCTCGAGGTGCTCGTCGATAGCCTTCAGTTCGCCGTCGAGGCCGTCGTATTCCTGCTGCTGCGCCTCGTCCAGCGTCTCGCCGCTGTCGCCGGCCTTTTCCATGATGGCCAGCATCCGCGTCGCTTTCTCGGCGCGGGTGTTGCCGAAATCCGCAATCTGCTCACTGATCGATTTAGGCATTCTCTGGGCTCCGTGAAGCCGCAGCTTCACGCTCGTGCCCCCGACGCGGGGCATAGGTTTGGTGGGCGGATTGCCCGGTGCCCCCGACGCGGGGCCTGATGTGGCGGCGGTTTGCCCGTGGCCCAACGCGGCCAGCAACTCGCCGTCAACCGATTTGATCGTCTGGATGGTGGCGTCGGCGTTCGCCGGGATCGTCACCAACGACAGTTCCAAGACTTCGCTCGCGATAAACCGGATGCCACCGTCGTCCATGTAGGACTGCTCCAGCGGCCGGAACCCGATGCTGACGCCCCGCACCAGCCCGGCCTTGACTTCGCCCCATGCCGTGTCGACGCGCTGTTGCAGCGGCCCCGGCTCGGCAATGTGCGGCAGGTTGGCGATAAACCGGATGCCGTCAGCGGTCGGCTTCCGAAACGTCACAGTGCCGACCGGCGCCGCCGATTGATGCTGGTGCAAGAGCGGCAGCGGGTTGGTGAACTTGACACCGAGCGGCTCCACGATGTCGCCCACCCGATCCGGGCTGGGGGTCGTGGCCACGCCCTCGATCACGCGCGCGTCGTCGTCGACGGCTTTCACCGTCAGCAGGCTATAGGCTCGGTTCATGGAGAAAGCCTCGGGCGTCAACTACCCAGGAAGAACATCTGATATTCGGGCGGGCGGCCGACGCTGCGCTTGGCCAATTCCAGCGCCATCACCGCCGCCACCGCGCCGTCAACCCGCACCGGGCCGCGGTTGTGCGATTTTTCCTTGTCGATCTTCTGATTGCCCGCCGCATCGTTGACGATCACCGAGCCCGCCATGCAGGCCCCCAGCACCGGGTGCCCGCCATGCCGCAGCCTGCCGGTCATGGCGAGCTCGCCGAACCACTCAATGGCCGGCGACATCTCCTTGAAGCCCTGCCCGAACGGCTCCAGCGGCACCGCGAAATTCGCATCAATGTCCCGCAAATCCTCGCGAAAGTCGTCGATCCGCCAGCGGTCGTAACCAACCACCCGGATATCGAACTCCTGCGCCAGCTCCACCAGCGCAGCAGCGACAAAGCTGAACCGCACCGTGGCGCCCGGCACCGCCACCATGTGCCCCTTGGCAATGTAATTCTGGAAGCGCTCGCGCTCGCGTTGTTGCCGACCGGTAAGCGATCCCTGCGGCGTCCAGAAAAACGGCAGGAGGTCGAAACTCGGCTCGGGATCGTCGTTCGGGAAGGCGAGAACAAGCGCCGTCAAATCGTGCTTACCGCTGAGATCGAGCGCCGCGTAGCACACCCGGCCCCGCAGCGCCGCCCGGTCCACCGGCATCACGCCGAGCTTCCACACCGCCTGCGTGACGAGCCGCTCGTCTTCCGCCGCATCGATCCGCTGGTTGAGCCGCAGATTGCGAAATGACGCCTCAAATGCCGGAATGCGCCGGGCGCGATCCGCCGCGGTGCGCATTTCGTCAAGGCTGAGAAACTTGCCGAGCGCCGGATTGCACGCTTTCCAGGTCGCCTCGGCGAACGGGTCGGCGTCCGGCGGCGCCGCCGTCAGCTGCACATAAAGGCTCGGGTCATCACCGCGCAGCCCCTCGTCGATGAGCTGCGATAGCGGGTGCGTGTCATCCGGCGCCTGCGTCGAGATTATCAGCCCGAGCGCTTCTTTGCGCTTGCCGAGCCCGTTGACCAGGTTATCGAGCAGCACCCGATCCTTCGCCTGCGCCAACTCATCGTAGCAAAATAACGTCGGCGACAACCCGTGCGCCCGCCGCGCATCCGCCGACAGCGCTTCGTAGATCGAACCTCGCCCGGGACCGGATTGCACTTCGATCTTTTTGTTAAACCGGATGATGTTGCAGACCTCGGCAAATTCCGGCACCGCGTAGATAATCGCCTCCATCTCGGCGAAGATCAGCGCCGCCATCTGCCGGTCGATTGCCGCCGAATAGATCTCGCCCCGATCTTCCGCCTCGGGACCGACCAGGTGGCAAAGACATAGGCCGGCAATGAGCCCGGTGTTGTGTGTCGGAAGCATCGTCCGGCCGCACAGGAACAACCGTGATGGGCTGTCAACCTGGAGACATTTTGTCGGAACGGGATCGACGCGCTCGACGCTCGTGATCATCACACCCCTGGTCGGATCAGAGGCAAATCCGGATTGCGACAATTGGCGAGCCGATTTCCTCGCCAACCGAAAGAGCGACACCTGATTGCGATGGGCCGTGAAAGTGAACCGATATGCGGGTGCCGCGGCCGTTTCCCTTAGCGTCCGGCGATATTTGATGCCGAACGTCGCCAGCAATTCCACAAAACCTTCTGCCAGAGTTTCTGAGGTGGTCAGGAACTCCGCTTGCCCCTGCCTCTTCGAACAAAATCCATCTGTATCCATTAGCCCCTGGAGCAGAGCTTCGCGTTGCTCTCGGGATGCCCTCAGATAGATCGATGGAATATGCTTGCGTCCGAGCACCCCGATGCGCCCAAGCGTTTTCTGCAGATTCGCGGAATGCCTTTTAGCGACCGGCCCATTGGTGCCGTCGGCACGTTCTTCCATCGCCCGCAGAACAAGTGTTGGTGCTCGCCCGACACCCCACTGGCGTATATCAACCGCAAGTCCAGTCGCCCGAAGCTCTGCCGCCATCTCTTCGGCATCGTCAGTGCCGGCAGTGATTGTTGCAGCGTGACTGTCCCCGTCACCAAGCCAAGCGCCGAGCACATAGGGATCGACGGGAAGGTCGGCCCATCTGCCACTGAACGGAGCGGTAAGCTGCAGCCGGTGTGATTTAAAGCCGGCACCGTAAGTCTGGGTCCGATACAGCTCGCGAGTGTCCCGAACCCGATATGCCTTGCTGCTGAACGGTTCGCCGCGGCTTGATTGCGGCAATCGTTGCACTTCAGGCCATGACAGCGTCAGCCAGCGGTGGTCGCCATCGGCAATGATCTTCTCCCCATTCGAGAATGTGATTCGATAGCAATCCAAGAGCCGAACCGGACTTACCATCGTCACCCGGCATTCATTACCCGCGTCATCGAACAGCGCGTCGCCGGGCTGAACCGCTCCCATCGTCGTCCACCCCGCGGGCGTCGGTAACGGGGTACCCAGCGCCAGGCCTTTCCCATTTCCCTTTGGCTCCGACTTCACGCCGATGCGGCGCTTGCGTCGTCTGCGCCGGTCCAGATTACCGTATATCTCCTCGATGAACTGCCGCTGACCCGGAAGTAAACGCATTCGCTCCCCAGCTAACGGACCCTTAGTCACCGGCAACCACTCGACAAACGCCGCCACCATCTCGGGGCGCGTCAGACCGCGCTTTGTCCACGGAATGACTTTGCTCTTGGGGCGCGAAGACTCCGCAACATCCCACGCCAGCAGCGCCGATCCACCTAACCGTCCGCGCAGTCCCACGCCTTCTCAACCTTCACTTTGTGACATTATTGAATTTTCGAG